GCTCAATTAAAGTCACCGAATATCTAAGGATCAAACAAGCAATCGGAATGATTACAGACGCAAAGCAATCCTTTCACAACCTGTACAACGAGATATTTTTACACAACCGGACTCTCATCCACCAAATCAAAGATGGTTCAGCCAAATTTTTTGGATCCGATGGAACGCCCATTCCCTACTACTGGCACAATTTATATGCTAGAGCACACGTCGTCTTAGCAGACGAAGCTGACAAAATCAGAGCTGTATTTGGAGCAACAAAACTCTTAATCATGGCCGAGAACATGTTCATCTGGAATCTTCAGGCTTACTATCTAAACTACCCAGAAACAGGCTTTCTATTATGGGGACGAGAAATTATCCGAGGAGGATGGAAAAAGCTGGTACTCGAAATCAACGGTACCTGTTCAAAGAACAACTTTCTTAGTCTAGACTGGTCACAGTTTGACAAGAGGTTACTTCACGAGCTAATCGATGTCGTCCACGACATTTGGAGATCATATTTTGATTTCACTCGTTATCAACCAACCTCATTTTATCCACACGCATCAACTAATCCTATCATGATTGAACGATTATGGAAATGTATGTGCTGGTCAATCAAGCACACTCCGATCCTATTACCAGATGGAACTCTATGGAAATGGAACTACAACGGTTTCGCTTCCGGATTTATGCAGACACAACTCATGGACTCATTCGCTAACGCGATTATGATTCTAACCTGCCTATCATCACTTGGTATCAACATCAGTTCTCCCGACTTTTGGATCCGCGTTCAAGGAGACGACTCACTCATCGCCTTCCATGGGATATTATTTCAAATCTACGGACCTTCAGCCCTAGCAATGATCAGAGACAGCGCAGAACACTACTTCAACGCTAAACTCAGCGACACCAAATCGCAATTGCTTCCGACTATACAAGGCATCAGCATCTTAAGCTTCTTCAATAGCTATGGAATGCCATACCGCAGAAATGACGACTTACTAAGACACCTACTGTTCCCCGAACACCACCGAGACTGGCAGAAGCTCGCTTCCGCAGTCCTTGGACTCGCCTATGCTAACGCAGGCTACAACCGCGACTTTCATCAGCTATGCGAACACGTTTGGAACAAGATCGTACATGAAAAGCAGATCACCCCTAATCCACGAGGACTTGAATGGATGGTTAGATCAAACATGATACCTTCGATCGAAGAACTCGATGCGCTCAAAACGCTCGAATTTCCGACCGCTGTTGAATTACGCGCACTTGTCAGAATCCCGACTAAAAGGACGGATAATGAAAAGCAACGCATTTGGCCAACGAGACCAGGACCACGAGGAGACTTCTTCTTCCTCTAGGTTTTGTTTTTGTACCTACCTTTCTTTTTTTTTTTTT